AAACGAATCATCAGCTCCCGCAGTGCCAATAGGTGTCATGCCAAAATATACTGCTATTTGCCGTACATTTGAAGGCAATTGTGATGATAGTGTAACTGAGTGTCGCACAAGGGATGTTGTCAATGGCACAGAGAAACCCTCGGATGAACCAGTCCATGTTCCATCTATTCCGCTTGTGTCTGAACCTGCCGTACTCCATAGAATAAATACATCTAAAAAGTTTCCAGCATGGGAATAGTTGCTGCCACGTAAGCATTCAAAAGAAAAAGTAACATAATTACTTATAGCACTGTAACAAGCATCTCTTACTAATGACTGACCAAACAACACTTGGCCGGTTCCAGTTTGCCCAGAATTTCTTCTTACAACAAGACCCCCAATCCCTGTTAAATTGGTAACTGTATAGGCTTGGTTTGCATTAGTTTTAATCTCCCACATATCCGATGTATATTTATTCGTGCTAGCAGGAACAGCAAAAGAAGTTCCTGATTGCGAAACTTGGCAGTTACCGTTTATCAACAAGTTTTTCCCAATCACATTTGCCGAACCAATCGTTATACCATTGAATGTGGCGGCCTGAATATTTCCAGTGGCACTTATTGCGCCAGTTATAGATATTCCGGTTTGGTCTAGCCTAAGTACTTCTTGTTCGCCTGTTGATTGCCTGGTAATACCCATCGTCAATTTAGCGTTACTAGCTCCACCGCCGCCAAGGTTTAAGCACCTGATATACGTTTGATAATAATATGAGTTGTCCCCAAACCCAGCTTGCAAATATATTGTTGATGTATAAGGGTAGCTTGTGTATGTGCCGCTGGTTATATAAAGAGCAGTGTTCGCACTTGTTCCATTCTGAACTGTCAAAGTAGGAACAACTGGCGTAGATGACAATGCCAAAGTGATAGAGCCAGCGCCGTTTGTAACGTTTATCTGATTGGCTGTACCGGTTAAGGTGCCTTTTGCCAAAGTGTTGCCAGTGGTATTTCCAATTAACAATTGTCCATTAGTGTATGTTGTTTGCCCTGTGCCACCTTGGGCTACAGTTACTGCGGCTGCAGTGCTTAGCAGTGTTCCACTTGTAGGTAAAGTTACGCTTGTAGTGTTGGTGCTAGCGAGGGTTGTGCTAAATGCGCCAGAAGTCACAAGCGTTGAATTGTTTGCAAGAGTTAAAGTAGCCGCTGTAGCGGGTGCGGTTATGGTAACTTTATTTATGGTGTTAACTAATAATCCTGAAATTGTTGGAGCTGTTTCAAGAACATAACCGCCAGAGCCAGTATGTTTCGCTGTAGGGGACACCATTTGAAAATATGTGCTTTCGTACACAACTGTTACAAATTGGCCGCCTTCTATATCGCCAGCACCCAAATCTACATCACTAAATTTTTTAATCGATTGTGCACCTAAGCTATTCACATTAAGTGTTGCAGCCCCAGAATTTTGCCCGTTAGCCCTAAAGGTTATTGTCATCCCCAGATAATATGCGCTGGGCGTTGGGCTTAACGTAACGGTATATGCATTTGTAGGACCACCAGCCGTTGTAACTAAAGGAGATAAGCGCGTAATACCGTTTACAGTTAAATCGTTAGTTGTTGCAATTAAAGTGTTTGTGGCGGTAGTGTCAGTTAAATATAGCCGTCCTTTTGTGCCGCTATCTGTCGTTTCAAGTCGCGCAATATCTTGTGCGCCGCCTGTGCTAGATAACAATACTTGCAGTTCAGAGGCAGTATAAACACCCTGAATAAAATTATCGTTAATAGTCCAATTATCACAATCAAATTCAGTTAGCCCCGCAATAGTACCGCCTGTAATAGCCGCTGAATCTATCGTACCGCCGCTAATAGTTGCATCATTTATAGTACAGGTATCTAATGTGGCACTATCTATCGTACCGCCGCTAATAGTTGCATCATTTATAGTACAGGTATCTAATGTGGCACTATCTATAGTGCCGCCGCTAATAGTTGCATCATTTATAGTACAGGTATCTAATGTGGCACTATCTATAGTGCCGCCGCTAATTGTTGCGCTATCTATGGTAACACCATCAATTGCGCCGCCTGTAATGTTTACATCAGCTGCGCTTTGAATAGCCATGCTACCCAATAATGTTGATTGAATTTGAAAGTTTGTACCGTCATAAATAAGAGCTGATACCAAACCTTCTGTTATATCTCCATCCACCAAATCTTGGTCATTATTTTTCTTAATAACAACGGCACCAAGGGAGTTAACATTTAATGAAGCACTTCCAGTATTTGCCGTGTTAAATTTCACATATACTGCCATGCCTTCTGCATAAGCTAATGGAGCAGGACTTAATGTAATAGCATAAGCATCGGTTGCACCAGCATCCGCACCATAAATCTGCGCCCCACTTTGACTTATCTTGTTTGTAAATTGAGTTTGTATAGCACTTGTAACACCGTTAACATAACCAATTTCGGTCGCGGTAGTGGTTGCTGCTGTTAATAGGCCGCTTCCATCACTAACAACAGCCCTGTTAGCTGTTAATAAAGGGTTGACCTGCTGTGATTGCGTCTGAAAGTTTGTGCCGTCATAAATTACAGTTACTATCTGCCCAGCTTCAATGTTGCCGTTAATTAGAGCTTCATCGTGATTTTTAACAATTGGTATAGCGCCTAGACCATTCACATTTAAAGTGGCAGGCCCAGTATTAGCCGTGTTTGCTTTAAAGTTAATAACCATCCCTACGGTATAACTGCTTGGCGCAGGGTTTAATGTGATAACATAGGTGTCTGTTGAACCAGAATCAGCGGCATAAATTTGTGAGCCGCTTTGGTTTATCTTACTATCTAGCTGCGTTTGTATGGCGCTTGTAACACCACTTACATATGCTATCTCTGTCGATGTGGTCGAGGACGTATCCGCCTTTCCTACGCTGTCGCTTATTAAAGCTCTGTTGGCAGTGAATCCACCAAAAGCATTAGCGCTAAATATAATTGCATCAGTGCCAACGGTGGTTACTATTGATTGTAAAATCCAGGTGGTTTGAATGTTAACAGTGCCGTATATTATATAAACGGATGTTCCTGGCTCCATTTCTGTAGAGCTATCAAAGTCAATTGTTCTAACTGCTTCGTATGGGGTTGAGACATCACCCTCTACAGTTACCTCATAAACTCCGTTTTCGTAATCATTATCTTGATTTTTAAGTACAAACCTATCCCCAACAATAAGAGCCACATCATCTATTGTTATCTGGCCCAATGCCCCGTCATTTATTATAGTGGCTCCCACCCCATCAGCCCCATTATTATAAATAACATCTAGATTAGCTATGGTTGCTGCTGTGGCTGGTTGCAAAAAGAAAGATGTACCTCCTCCTCCGACCGAGGACAGAAGGGATGTCAACAAACTCATTGAAAGCTCCTTGATATGACTTTAAATGATCGGATTGCGGCCTCATTATTATTTAGGATGAGTTTTATAAAATTTATTCCAACAAAATCGCCGGGGGAGAAAAGTACAATTCTATTGGGGGCTATAGAAATCACCAATAGCTCGCCAGCCGTATTATAAAGGTCATAAAAGTTTTTATTATCTTGAGAGCCAGTAAATGCCATTGAGGTGGAAGTAAGGGTTGGCGGCATAATTATTCCCACCATACCAAAACCTTCTAAATGAGTTGCACTTGATGTGACGTTTAGGCCTGGCTGAACGAAAACATCATCAGTTTGAAAGCCTATTTGGCCATTAAAAAAATCGGTCATTTTCTCGTCCTTGAGTAAAATTAAAAAAACTAGTCTTTTGTCTTTTCTTTTTCCTTTAAAGATGCACCTACAATTGCAGTTTTTTTACTGCCCCCTATTTTATTTAGCAACGCAGCAATTGCTACTGAACGTTTAACGCTGGGTTGTCGAGCTAAGATTTTATCTGCCGTATCTATCCATTTTGGATTTGTTATAAACTCCACTGCAGCTTCGTCATATTTACCGCCTTTTATTAGCTTTAAAGTAAGCCCTTTTATTAAATCACGAGGATTTGTCATGCCTGTTTTTTCCAGCCCGGCTGCCGTTTTAGGGGTAAAATCCCCGCCCAAATCTGCGAACGCTTCTTTCATTGCCTCTAATCTTCGCAACGCTTTAGGGTTGTGTTTTAATGCCGCGCGATAACTATCATATACTTTATCTGTTTGTAAAATTGCTTTATAAAATGCAGGGGCATCTCGATTAGTTGCGCTCCTTGCAATAGTGTCCATTTTAGACCTCATGTTTTGAGCGAGCGCATCGTAATATACTTTTTTATTTTGCTTTAATAATCGAGACCTAACTGTATTTAGGGTTGTTGGGTCTATTTCTCGTGGGTCAAATAAAATTTGCGAGACGTTCTTTAGCTGGGTATCCTTCAGCCTAGAAAGTTTGCCTAAGTTGCTATGCCTCAACTCTTCTAGCACCTCTGACTCAGAGCCAAAAAGTTGTCGAGCTTTAGCATATTTAGGGCTAGCTTTATCTAACTCTGTGGTAAGTTTGGCTTTAGAGATATTTAGCAATCGTATTTTCTCCAGATCTCCCCCAGCCCTTTCTATTTCCCCATCAATTCTCTTCTTAACCAAATCCCAATATTCAACACTATTTTTATTAACATTTTTAATAGCTTCACGATAAGGGGCATCTTTAACAACCTTCTGAGCTGCATCTAAAATAACCTCATCGTTCATAAGATTATCTATAGTTTTGTTTGTAATAGTGTCTTTTTTAGCTTTTTTATATACTGGATGTGATAATTTTTTACGATTCTGCACCTGCTCCTGAATTATCTCTCCAGCAGTATCCCTCACATTGCGCGCTGTTTCCGCGCTTACATTCTCCGAATCAACCCCTAATTCTTCAAAAAAATTAGACACGGCTTTATTTTCTTTAGCATATTTGCCTTCCTCGCCACGATAAAATTCTTCTAGTTTTGCCGCGCCTTTTTTGGTGCGGCCAGCCGTGGCTTGGTTTTGTGAAATTAACGGGCTTCCCGTTGCCTCTGCTGGAGTTAGAGGCACATCTAAAAAATTGGCGGCATCGGTCCTTTTCTTTGCAGCTTCCAATATTTGAGATTCATAAGCAGGAGATAAACCATCCGGCTGTATGATATCTGCTGCTATGCTGTCTGTAGGTTTGCCTGTAATTCTCTTTCTAGCCGATAGAATAGGCTCTTTTAAAGTAGAGTCAAATGCCTTTTGAGCACCCTTAACCCCATAACCTAAACCTCTTGAAGCGCCTTTAATCCCATATGGTAAAAGCCCCGCTGTTACAGGGTTTTCATTTTGCCCAATTGCTTGTAAGGCTAAGGCACTGGCGGGACCTCCGGCTATAGAATTTGGAATGTATGAGCCTATTCCATATAATAGAAGGTCTCCAGATTGCTCACCTTCTAACCCTACCGCATTGCGAATATCAAAATTATTAAAATTTTCTGAAGGGCGGGCAGCTTGCAACCATTCTGGAACCACCTCTTTCTCTCTTAAATAATCTATAACGTTGGCTGGCGCGTTTAGTAACCCACGCACTCCCTCGGCAGAGCCAGCCAATAAATTTCTTGGTAATCTAGTGTCTTCACCATGAGCTAGATTATATATTTGCTTCGCTACCCCGTAGCCTTCTTTTGGTAAATGTTTTGCCATATCCCAAACCGCCCCAGGGATCGCTTTAGCTCCTTTAAGGGCATCTTCACCAACAGCTTTCCAGCCCGTTTTAGGTTTCAGCCCGACGTCTTTATAAAAAGTTTTTTTTGGGATATCAGAGTAAAATTTTGAATGAAGAGAATCCGCTAGGTCTACATCTGACATGTCATTATATTGGGGGTATTCTTTACGAATCTCACTTAAATTTTTCATAATTTAGCGCAACCCTAGTGGATCATTATTCTCTTCTTTGCTTTCTGATAATGGAGCAGCTCCTACAGAGGTAATAGCTAAAGAACTTTGTTTCCTTTTTTGTAAATCTTCTTGTAACTCTTTCAATCTTTTGCGATATGCTTTGTCGCCTTCGTTGGTCTGTTTTCTAACCATTTGACCAACAAGATGCAAGCTTTCATTTGTTTTTGGTAAATTTAAAGCTCCCACTAAGGTGTCAGTGATGCCAGAAACCGTTGCCTCATATCTCGCTTGCTTTGCTGGTGAAAATAATTTTGATCCAATTGGTGCTTGAAATGGAACATCCTCTTTAATTAAAGAATCAATTTTTGGTAATACATTATCGATTGCTTGTAATACCCCTTGGTTTTGTGTTAGGAAAGCTTTAGTGGCCTCATTTTCTGGCTGTTTTTCTGGCTTTTCACTTAAGACCTTAAGCGCTCCATCTACATCTCCCCCAGCCAACAATATACCGGCCCGTTTTTTTCTTTCAATTTCTTGGGGGCTTTCTTGGCTATCAATAGAGACTTGTCCGCCAGATTGGATAGATTTAACTAAAAAATCTTGTTGTTGCTGTTTGCGCGCTTCTTCTTGTCTTAATCTTTCTATTTGTGCTCTATGTAGCGCTTGTCTGGATGCCAATGTGTCTTTATCTATAGCTAATTTTTCTTGGTCTCTAATTTTTTTAAATTCATCTTTGTTTACTTGCTGTTGAAGCTGCTGTTCTTGAAGTTTTCTTTGCCTATCTAAATCAGCATAACTGTGAGCCTGTTGTAACCCCTGGGCTAAAGCGCTACCAAATGTTACGGGCTGATTCATATTAGGCTGGCTGCCAGCAAGCAAACCTTGCGCTAAACCACGCGCTTCAGGGCTTTGAGCAAATTTGTTAAATCCTTCTAAAAATCCTGCCATTTAAAATCCTCCACCAGTCATCATTTGTGGGAGCGTCTGCAATAGTTGCATAATCATTTGTTGGCGCATATTGGCTGGTTGTTCTTTCGGTGCAAACTGACCAAGCCCAAAACCATTAAAAGACTTAGGAAAATTAGGTAAATTACCACCATTCAAGGCTGCTGATGAATTCATCATTTCAGGGTTCATTTGTTGCATGGGGTCTTGTTGAGCCTGCTCTTGGCCCATTTGTGGTATGCTCATATTGCCTTGACCAAGCAACCCCTCACCTGGGAGTGAGCGCGAAAAGGGATCTTGATTCTGCATCCTTAGCATTTGCAAAATTTGAATAGGATTGCTGTTCCCCGCGTTGTTCATGCCATCTAATAAGCCCATTTAAAACCCTAAAATAATCCTGTTAATCCACCAAGAACACCACCAGCTAAACCACCCCATTGGCCTCCAAATTGTGACCCAAGCTGCGCGCCCCCAATTGCGCCACCCAAAATTCCAGCCCCTTTATTGCCCTTAAAAGCCCCAGGGTTTTGCGTTTGAGTGCTCCCTTGAAAGCCATAATTACCTTGCACTAAAGCCATATAATCGCGTAAACGCTGACGTGGGTCTTGTTGCTCAAAATCATGTCTAGCTATGGCCTCATCAATTCCAGACTGCGTCTGTCCTTCTCGTTGAGCGCCCACACCAGCTAACGCCCGAATATCATTATAATCAGCTTGTGCTAATTGGGGTGCAAAATAAGAGGCTTGTAATTGGTTTTGTCTTTCATTGCCATACTGGGAGGCAAAAGCATCACCCAATGCGCTAGCTTCAGATGTGCGCCCTAACCCAGAACCAAAACGGCCGCCCTGAGCATAGCGTGATTGAATATCGGGTAATATTCTGTTACTAGCTGCGTTAAAAGCCGCATCAAATCCAGGACCGCCGTATAGATAATCACCATTGATGGTGCCTTGTATTTGTTGATTTGCCGCATCTTGAGCGGGTGAGCCAGCGAGAGCGCGCTGCTGCGTTAAATTTAATGCCTGCTCCGTTTGAGGGGAAAAATTTGCGTATGTCTGACCAGGAAAGAATGTTTGTGGCGTATTTAATATATCTGTTTTAGCCCGTTCAAAGCCCTGTGTTAGATACGGTTGTTGAGCTGCCCAAGGTGCTGAGTTCTGTGTGACATTTTGCACGCTAGGGGCGCTTCTGCCGCCTCCTTTAGCCAATAAAACTGGCCCTGTGCTTTCAATGAGCTTTAGTGAAACCACTGAGCATCCATGCTCTTTGTCTAAACGACAAACTACGTCCCTGAATAAAATCATAAATTCCGTCTCATAATTGTATGTATCTTTTCAAACTGTAAATTTTTTAGTTTTTTCTCCCATCCTGGGCGACCATAAAACTCAATTGTTTTGCATTGCAGTTTTGTTGCATACTCCTCTAATTGAGGGAAAAACCCCCATATAAAGTTAAAATCTTCCCCTGCCGCCAGAAAGATTGAAAGACATTTTTTTTGTGGGTATTGTAGGATTTCAGTCAATAAACAGCCTACAGCCCTATCCTCTTTATCATTATAGACCACCCATAGAATTAGCAATTCGTGCTCTATTAATTTTTTAATATCTAAGAGAATATATTTGCCATCTGCATGCTCTAAGCCTTGCTCGATGTAGTTAACTACATCTTTCCAAGCTAAATAAAGATTTTCAGGATGGACAGGTATTAAAGCCATTTAACCCACCAAAATATAGTCAAAGTTTGCATCTCCTGCTAGGGGATCTGGGTTAGGCGGGGTGATAACGGTGAAGGTGCCGGCTGACACACTTCTTAATGATTTTTCTTCGTAAGGAATAAATGGAATATCTTCCAGCTTGTATAAAGTAGAAGCAGCAAGATTGGTAGGAATTAAAGGAATTTTGGTGTCGGGCCCTAAGCGACCTTGGGCTACAGTAATTACTTTTATCTCGTCCAATGGGCCAAGCGAAAAGCTACCAGTATTGTTAGTTTTACCGTTTAAGTTCCCGTTGGAAACTAACGTAGCATGGAGGCACCAGTCGTCTAAATTATCGCCATTATACGGTGGAACGCCGTTGTATATAGACATTATCTTCTCCCAACAGGTGTTGTCTTTAAAATATCAAAACCTTGGGCCACATTAAAATTACCAGTAATATTAAATTTAGCGCGCATAAATCGGGCGTTTGCTCGCACCGGAATTTCTCCAGCTACATTTAACGTAGAAATCGCCCCATAACTAGCGCTCTCTGACTCTAAATTCCTGGTGCCAATTTGCGCCGTGATAGCCCCAGAGCATTGGTCAATATGCGGCCTAATTAATGAAATATAGGTGCGTGATGGGCTTTGTAACCATGCTTCTCCCGTTTGTATGGTTGCATCTAAAGGGTCTCCGTTTAATAACGATAAACCCAAATTAGAATCAATTGTGCCTAATACTTCTGTTGTGCCTTGCCAAACATGAGAGTCTAGCGAATAAGGCAACTCATCTAAATTTGTAGTTACCACATCTAACCCGTCTAAGGTATACCCATGAGCTATTGGGTTTAACACTAAGAAGTTATCTATTTTTGCGTAAGACCACTTGGTTGTAGCGTTTGGAGAATAATTATAAAATAAAAGAGTGTCCGGCATACCGCCTGTGGCTTGGATGCTCACATAGGACCAGACAATAACATTTTCTAACGGATATAGAGCCACGCTCATACGATTTATGTAAGTAAAATCTACTTCGTTAAAAAAGGTTTCATCTATTTTACCATCCCCAATCGGGAATGAACGTTGCGTGCTAGTAGGCCGCGCCGGGTCTCTTCCGAAAACGAAAAAGCCATCTTGACCGAGATAATAGACATCATTGCCTACTTTAATAACTGAGCCTGGAGATAGAACGCCGCGTTGTGACTCTAATAAATCAAACTGAAATATTAATGGCGAGCCAATATAAGACATTCTAGTAATGGCGCTTTTTTGAAATATAAGCCCAAATTCACCACCTATTATTTTTTGTATGGCTCCACCATCATTTTTCAAATCTTGAAAATCAGCTTGCGTAGTTGCTGAAACATTCCAGCTTGTCGATGAGCCAATTCCTGCCCATCTAACTCTCTGGGGCTGATAACCATCACTAGAATCATAAGTATTGCCAACCACTAAAAAATCTTTAACAGTTGTAATATGAGCGGCTTTTGGAGCATCTCCGCTCAAATCTGCAAAATTAGAATCACCTAATGTAATGGATTGAATCTCATCGCTAAAGTTGGTAGCAATTACATCGTTACCCCAATGCACAAATTCCCAATCATCTTCTTCCGTTGTGGCATATCCGCCACCTTTTGAGACGTTTGTCCAGCTATTAATGTCCAGCTGGTAAAGCTTGTCGCTAGTTCCCACGAAAGTATAAATTTGTGCATTGGGGGTATTATCCGTAACTGAAAAAGCTCCCTGCGGCCTTGTGTCTAGCGTGTTTGTTGAGTAAGGGGTTGCGGCTGGTACAGGCCGATAACCAGTTGAGCCAGGAAAAACATTACGTGCATCCAGCAAGCCCGGATTGTCTAAGGGAGGCATATCTGGCAAATACTCGCCGAAATTAATCATGGTCTACCACTCCGTTGGCTTTATATAACCATTGATGCCAGTAATGCTTTCTGTTATTTGATTTAAAACTTGTAATGAAGATGCTGCGCTTAATGCATACTCGTCCGCTTTTTCTTTATCTAAAATAACTTTTCTATATAAAGTAGAGAGTGTTTCGTTCTCAATTAAGTCTTTCGCTTCTAAAATGTTCGTAAAATCATTACTATCGCTCGCATCTATTAATGGCGCGTAAGATTTTTGATAATACAAAGTAATGGGGTACGCGGCCTGTGGCACTGGATAAAAAGCAATGCTTCTGTTATACCAGGCCCAATCTGTAGGCTGCCCTTGATTATTGTTTACATTTGCATCAATTATAAACTGAATGTCGCGCTGATTTACATCATAGTAAACATTATTTACTGTAATTCTGAAATAATCAATTTGTCTTATATTGTCGGGAATAATTGTTGTATCATAGAACCATGTGCCTTGCACAGTGTTAAAGTTACCAATTGTTTCATCAAACCAAAAGCGTGATTTGCTATATTTTGCAATTGAATCATTAATGGCCGACTTCACGTACGAATTGATATCCGTACGTAATAGATAGCCTTCTATATCGTCTTGCAACTCCAAAAAAGTAGCCATTATTTACTCTTTTTAGATTTAGAGCCTTGTTTACGAAATGGTGAGCCATTAACCTTTGTAATGTCGCCCTCATGAGGTAAAAACATATTAGCTTTTTCTTTTAATGCTGGCTGCGCATTTTTAGAAATAAGATTACTGTTTGGAACTTTAATACCCATCTGCCTTTCTCCTTCCGCAAGTTTATTGGACTCTTCCTTCGCACTTTTTTGTGCAAGTATTTGCCTACGACGCATTTGCACTCCTTAAGGGACTCATTTTGTATTTTGGCACACGACTGCCATCTTCTAAGGCTATCGCATGCACAGAGGCCCCCATTAAATCAACCCATTTACCAACCGCGTTCATTAACTGGTGCTCTCTAAACCACTTGTCAGAATGCTCGCAATCGCGAGTTTCTTCGAAGGCTGGCACCCCTTGAGTATAGTGAATAAGTTTAGGGGTTTCCTGTGGGCTGTCATAACCCACTAAATGGTTCCACTCCCCAGGCAATCCTCCGACCTCTTCTTCCTTTGCCCAAGAAATATCATGAAGAGCAGGTGATTTTTCTATAAATTCAGGGGTTAGAATCTGACATTTTGAACAATTAAAAAGCATTAGCGACGCTCGCTCAAACTTAAGCTTGTTTTTTGACACCATAACGGCATACTTATCATCAGCTAAATCAAAAAGTTTAGATATGTCCTCCATTACAACCATATCTAAATCTAGAAATAGCGCCCATCCTTGGTAGTTACAAAGATAAGGAACTAGAAACCTAGAATATGTAAATGGAGTAAGACCCTGTCGTTCAATGGGTAATTGACTCAACACTAATGGTGTTATTGATACAGGTTTTGAGCTTTTTGTATAAATAGAACTACATAGCACATTTAAAGATATGGGTTGACGATGATCAAAACCAATGTAGATCCGGAGCATGTTGTCCGTCATTTCTTCTCCTT